AGTCATCGCCACATATGCTAAAGGACCTAGGCTTCATGCCTGCCTTAAGTGCACAGTGTGCGTTGATTAGATTAAGGACGACCCAGGAGACTCCGAGACCCATGTGTACTCCACACGTGGTGTCCTGCTTGTCTTGGGTGAACTTCGACCCTAATATTTTCATACCCAGCTCGGCGACCCATGAAGGTTCCCCGAGAGTGGCACACCATGCAGTCCAACATTGTTGGGCGATTTGGTGACCCATGAGATCTGTCGCCTTAGACAGATCCGCTGAGTAAGTATGGCCGTCCTCTACGATCTTTAGACTTACCTGCTGCCCGCGAAGTATGCGACATATCCCCAGCCTTTTCAGGATGGGTAAGTGTCGTGATACAATATTCCGAGCAGTATGAACCTCTGCAGCCGTGTGTATCGAAGCAACGCGGATTTTACCTCCTTTCTCCCTAATCGCCACCGGCTTAACAGGAAACCGAAAGCGTTCCCTCATTATATTGCAACTCATGACAAAGAGTTGCTGAGGGTTCGGTTTCCCTGCCGGTGTAATATCTGTCGTAGGCTCGGGCATATCGGCTTCACGTACAACTTGGTGTATGCTGCCTTTCCCCGCGCCTGTCGACTTTAGATGTTTTGCAATTAACGATCCAAGTCCCATGGCAGCCAGATCACCATATCCATGATTCTTCATGTATTGGTCATCCTTCTCTGCCTCTGTACCTTCACTACGAAGGTCTACTCTTTTTGAGGTAGAGTCCCATGGGTCAAGTAGGTCACGTTCTCGGTGCGTTTGCTTATAAGTCATCTTTAGCCATGGTTTTGATGTCACACTTGACCTCTCTTCCCATTTCTGATGCAGAGCAAAGCGTACTCCTCCCATCTTTCCTGTGCATTCAATGCACGCTTTAGAATTCGGGACGCGTACGCGTGGATCCACTTTTGTTTTTACACCTTTGATTAGGAGCTTAATCGAGTACGTTATATCGCTCACAAAGTCTTTGGGGGCAAGTTTTCTTGACCTCATCCATCTTTGTTGGGTTTCCGTCTCTGCTTCGATCAGCTCCCGCTTTGTCCTTGGCCAGTTAATGGCACGGGAGATTGTTGATGCTATCATTAGGTTGACCTCGCGCGCAGACCGTTTAGTGAGGGCCTCGTCCCTTATCCTAAACGCCCATGAACTTAGTTCTGGTTGTCCTCGACAGATCAAGGTAATTACCCAAGTGGTAAACATCTTAATCATCTGTCGATTCTTCCTACCTAAATGACGCACTTCCCCGTGCGTCTCACACCATGCTGCCACCAATTGGTTCCAGTGTGCGTCCAAGACATCGATTCTCATTCTATAAGTCTCGTTTTGAGATTTTAGAGCA